GGTGCTAATGGTGCATCAGGCATTAGTGGATATTCAGGATATTCAGGTGCTGTTGGTGCAACGGGGGCTAGTGGCTTTAGTGGATATTCAGGAATCAATGGTTCAAATGGTGCAAGTGGCATTTCAGGATATTCAGGATATAGTGGTGCAACAGGTGCAACAGGTGCGACAGGTGCAACGGGTGCAACAGGAACATCAGGTTTTAGTGGATTCTCAGGTTATAGCGGGGCATTTACTACAAACTCAAACGCACAGGTAAACAGCCTTGGCGTTGGTACGCCTGCAAGTGGTACAGCAGGTGAAATTAGGGCAACAAACAATGTGACAGCTTACTATTCATCAGATATTAAATTTAAAAACAATATCCGTGAAATACCTGATGCTTTAGAAAAAGTTAAAGCAATTGGTGGTAAATTGTTTGATTGGACTGATGAATACATTGATGCACACGGTGGTGAAGATGGATACTTTGTAACTAAGAATGACTTTGGTACTATTGCCCAAGATGTTCAAAAGGTATTCCCAATTGCAGTACGCACCCGTGAAGATGGTTCATTGGCTGTAAACTATGATAAATTGGCGGTGTTAGCGTTTCAAGCTATTATAGAATTGGACAAAAAACTTCATTAAACAAACAAGATAAAACATGACAGAATACGAAAAATATATATATGAGTTAACAAACAATTACGAAAGGGCGGTTTTTCTAAAGGGTGATTCAGTTCACGCTAGGGAAACCACCCGTTACCTATGGGCTAGAAACAATGTTTTTGGCAAAAAGGTATTGGAAATTGGTTGTTCATCAGGATACGGTTATCAATTCTTGCCTGAAGGTATTGACTATACGGGCATTGATTACGATTCAAAAATCATTGAAGTTGCCAAAAATCAGCAATGGGGCAGTAACGCAAAATTTCATTACGCTGACATTAATACTTTTCCATTAGACCAATACGACACAATCATTGCATTTGAAGTAATTGAACACCTTGATAATGGTTTGGAAATAGTTGAAAAGCTAAAGAAACATTGCAAACGATTATTGATTACCGTTCCACACAATGAACCAAAAGGTTTTTGGGGTGAACATCACAAATTGCATGGGTTAAATGAATCACACTTTAATGGATTCAAGTTTAACTACATCAACATGGATGGGCGTATTTCAGGTTTTATGCAACCTGTTTCTGAAAGCAATCCTGCCAACCTAATGATTTGTAGTTGGGATAAAAAAGAAACTGTATTGTGTTCAATTGCCACTAGGGGCAGATACCACACAACATTGCCAATGGTCATTGAAGCCATTATTAATCAGACACAATTGCCTGATAAGTTAATGATTTTTGATGATAATGATGAACCTAAAGATTTGCGTTCAAACTTTTTGTACACACATTTATTCCACATTCTTGATGTTAAAGGCATCAAATGGGAATGGGTTTTTGCAGGTAAAAAAGGTCAACATCACATTCATCAAATGGCAAACACACAAGGTTTTGATTGGGTTTGGCGTGTTGATGATGATGCAATACCTGAACCTAATGTATTAGAAAGACTGTATGAATACACAGGTTTGCATGGTGTTGGGGCTATTGGTGGTTCAGTTATTACCCCACCACTAAATCCACAATTTTTAAATTCATCAGGATTGATGGACAACATTGAAATTGAACCAAACATTCAATGGGGTTTGATTAAAGAATTAAAACAGGTTGAACACTTGTATTGTTCATTCCTATACCGTGCAGGCGTACATGATTACAACCTTGGTTTATCAAGGGTTGCCCACCGTGAAGAAACGCTATTTTCTTATGGACTGCATTTAAAAGGTTACAAGTTGTATGTTGTACCTGATGCAATTACATGGCATTTAAAGAATCCCGAAGGTGGCATTAGAAGTGAAACCAAAGCGGAATTGTATGACCATGATGAACAGATATTTAGAAATGTTATTAACTTTAAAAGCAAAAAAATTGTTGTACTAAATTGTGGCATGGGTGACCATGTGGTATTTAGTAAAGTTTTGCCTGACATTGAAAACGCTGAAGTCTTTGGTTGCTATCCTGAAATTATCCCATGCAGACCTATTGCTGAAGCACAGGCATTATTTGGTGACATTGAACAGTTCAACATATACAAAAAAATGATTGAATGGAATTGGAAAGGCAGTTTAGAAGATGCCTTTAGAAAGTTGTACCTATGATAGTAATTTCACCATATTCAAAGAAGTTACTAAACGGTAAAGAAAATCCAAAAAACTATCCATATTGGGAACAGCTTATTGAAAGAATCCCAAAGCAGATACAGATTGTTCAAGTTGGCGTTGAGGGTGAAAAGCAATTAGTACCTGACTTTCGTAAAAACTTGCCACTATCAGAATTAAAAAAACTGATTCAACAATGTTACACATGGATTTCTTGTGACAGCTTTTTTCAACACCTTGGTTGGGCTGAAGGCAAACAAGGCATAGTTTTATGGTCAGTTTCAGACCCTAATATATTTGGTCACCCTGAAAACATAAACCTTTTAAAAGACAGAAAATATTTGGCAGAAAATCAGTTTCTTTGGTGGGAATTTGTTAATTACAATCCTGAATCATTTGTCAGCCCTGAAGAAGTATTTTACAATCTGCAAAACAAAATTAAGACATAACAAGACCTATTAACTTTTATTTATTAGGCAATTATGGATTGGCAAACACTTATCAATATTGGTGGCGGTGCAATATTAACGGCAATCGGTTGGTTTTGCCGTGAAATATGGGATTCAGTACAACAACTTAAAGAAGATGTAAAACAAATTGAAATTGATTTGCCTTCAAATTATGTCAAAAAAGATGAAATAAAAGACAGGTTTGACCGTATTGAATTGCTGTTAGATAAATTATTTGAAAAACTTGAAAACAAGGCAGATAAATAATGGAAACGGCAAAAGAATCATCAAGCAGATTTATAGGTAAGTTTGGCATTGTTATTGTTTTTTTATTGGTAGTTGTTGCTGTTTATTCAGCCAAAGAATTAAAAGCTGAAGCGTTGACACCTGTTATTGGTTTGGTTGCAACTGCTGTAATGGCAATTATTGGTATGTTGTCAGGCATCACAGGTACTAAAGATAAAGAAGAAAAACCTGAATTTACAATCATTCAAAAATTGATTGAACAATCTAAAGAACCTATGACAGTAACCGTTGAGGGTGACAAAGTAACGGTGTGTAAAGGTCAAGACAAAATTATTACGGAAAAATAATATGTTTCCATTAGCAGACCTTTTAAACATTGGTGGCAAATTAATTGACAAATTAATTCCTGACCCTGAAGCCAAAGCCAAAGCACAGGCAGAGTTGCTAAAAATGCAACAAGATGGGCGTTTGGCTGAATTACAAGCTGACAATGTTGAAGCCCAAGAAATTAGCAAGCGTTGGCAAGCTGATATGGATTCTGATTCAAAATTAAGCAAAAACATTAGACCAATGACTTTGGTTTACATTTTGACTGCTTACCTTATTTTTGCCGTTGGTTCAGCATTTGGATTAAATGTTAATGAACGATATGTTGAATTGCTAGGTCAATGGGGTATGTTGGTTATGTCAGCATATTTTGGTGGCAGAACGCTAGAAAAAATCATGGATAGAAAAAATGCAACTAAGTGAAAATTTCACATTAGAAGAAGCGACATTTAGCGACACAGCCGTTAGATTAGGAATTGATAACCAACCAAACCCTGAACAGCTAGAAAACATGAAAATCACGGCAAATGGCATGGAAAGCATCAGAAAGTTGCTAGGTAAGCCAATTAGGGTGAATTCATGGTTACGCCTACCCGCATTGAATCAAGCGATTGGTGGGGCGTTAAAATCAAGCCACATGGATGGTTGGGCGGTTGACTTTACTTGCCCTGCATTTGGTGACCCATATACCGTTGCCAAAGCATTAAAAGAATCAAATATTCAGCTTGACCAATGTATTCACGAATACGGCAGGTGGGTTCATGTTTCATTTGCCCCTGAAATGCGTGGACAGTTTCTAACCATATTCAAGCCCGACAACAAATACAAGGCAGGAATACTGACGGCAGACGAATACGCCAAAATTTAAATAGTTGCATTTGTATTTTTTTTGTGTTATAATGTTAATGTAACAAGTAAGTTACAAAATATTACAAGTTCTTTAACAATGAAAGGTTTAA